CCTACAGTTAGAGGATGTGGCTTAAGATATACATCATCGGTTTCATTTATAAGTCTTAGGACATAGTCAACGTCAGCTAAGTCTAAAAGATTATGACCTGGCATAAAGACAACATGATTTATACCTTGATATTTTTCTTCTATATCAAGAAGATCGTATTTATCAGACAGGGAATCAATAAAATGAGTAAGGGCTTCTTCTCCTTTTAAACCTGATTCTTCCTTAGATGCAAAATCAATTAATCTGCAATTAATCTCGCGTGATTGTGTGGAACTATAAAGTCCACCAGCTGGGAATTCAGTGTAGCAATATTCTGAGAAGTTGTTAGGTTGATTTGCTGAAACATCATAGGAGATATAATAGAAATCTGGGCACTTTTCGCGAAGAGTAGCTTCTTGATCAGTAGCCCAATTGTTTCTTTTAGATCTTGAGATATATGGACCTATCTTACCAGAACCGAACGTCTTTTCGTCAGACATAAGCTGATCAGATAATCGAGGGGCAATTTTAGGTTCAATCTTAGGCTTTTTTTCTTCCTTTGCAGGAGAATAAGCCGCATACGGGTCCATATTTGTTTTTACTTCCATAGTATTACCTTATCAAAAATAACAAAAAGTATTTTTATTCTATAGTTATAGTACTAGCATCAATTAAGAACGGATCTTCATGTGAATCTGTAATATCAGCCATCTCTTGTGCCTTAGCATATAGAGTATCTATATCGTCTGTAGGAGTAAGGCCTAAAGCAATCTCTCTTTGGTTTCTTATTACTCTCCAATCGATAGCCCTAAGAACTCTATCCCTTCTTGTTCGTATATAATTCCATCGGCCGGCAAGCCTTTGTAAACGACCACCTTCAGGTACTTCTACCAATCCATATTCTCTTATCCAGACTTTTGTTTCAGGATCTTTTGAACAACCAACAGGCTCAATAGCCATTTCAGCAGTTGCCTGAACAGTAAGCTGATCTGGATGAATCGGGGGAACCAATACATAAGCAGTACCAGCTAGGGTCATTGAGGTAATTTTAGATGGCAGAGAGGTGTTTAAAAGAGCATTGCGAAGCTCTTTTTCTGTTATGGGAAACTCTAAGACCTCGTCAGTTTCTTTGTTTATTCTTGCATATAACATTTAATGCTCCTTATTGCGTGAACCAGGTCGTAGACCTAGAAGTCGTAAATGATGTTGTTATGTCATCATCTGTTAACCAAGTTGTAATAACCTCGGTATCTCTTGATGTTTCTTGCTGGGTTAAAGTATCGGTATCATATGTAGTTGTAGTCTGATTCGACGTTGGAACCTCATATGAAGTAGCACCTGTATTCTGTAAGAAAGTAGTTGTAGTCGTTTTTGAAGTAGGATTACTAGTAGGATAATCAGTATCTCTAAACGACGTTGTTATACCTGTTTCAGTTTGATATGTAGTAGTTTCCAATAAGGAGCTAACAGTAGTAGAAAAACTGGTATATGTCGTTGGATCAAACCTTGTTTCTTGAACTGGTGTAAGGTTAGTATATGTCGTTGGATCAAACCTTGTTTCTTGAACTGTTGTAAAACTAGTATATGTTGTTGGATCAAACCTTGTTTCTTGAACTGGTGTAAGGTTAGTATACTGCGTTGAACCTGGTGTAAGGTTAGTATACTGCGTTGTACCTGGGGTAAAGCTGGTATACTGCGTTGAAGTAACATTATATCCCTCACCCTGGGTATTAACATAATAACCGGAATCATAGTATGTTTCAGTGGGCGTTAAATTAGTATTAATTGTGTTACCGATAACTGTATTTACATTATAAGATGTATTTCTAGAGCTAGGTGCTACGTATCCTCCAGTTGGATTAGCAGCGATAATCTCCTCAGTGGTATTACACGTTAAACTACAATCTAGACAAGATGCTGATAAATAAGTAACTTGTGTATACTGAGGAAGGGTATAACCTGAATTATAATATACTGTAACACTAACAGGGTAATTAGCATATGACGTGGCGATTGTGGAAGTAACCTCATAGATCGCACAAGGATAACAGTTAGACTCAGGACTTGCGCAATATTCGGCTGCATCTATTTCTGGATAACAACCCCCAAACGGGGGAGCACCTAGGCCGTTTCCCACGTAAGTGTTTGAAGATGTTGTGGTATATGTTGTTTGTGTAGAAATATATGTTGACACATAAAAGGTTGCTTGAGAATAAGGATAATCAGTAAATACATTTCCAGTAGAATATGTATCGCCGTTGGGGGCCGGAGTACAAGATACAATAGAGCAGTTACTTGGTACCGTGTCTCCTGATGTACCGGCCGGCGATCCGTCTACATTATATAGGTAGCATCCGGATGCAGAATCGGGATATGTATATGATGTTGTTGTCGTTGTAAATGTAGTATAGAAATATCCAGCAACAGTCGTATTTTGTGAATATTCTGTGGGCTGATAAATATCCTGAGTAACGTAAGTAGTGCTAATTGTAGGATGACTAGTTGGTTGTAAATATTGAGTGGGATAGGTATAAAAATAAGTATAATTAGTTGGAGTTGGGGTATAACTAGTGTACACAGTTGCCGTTGGCGTATAACTAGTGTACACAGTTGCCGTTGGTGTAAAACTAGTAGATGTAGTAGGCACAGTATATTGTGTTGTACCAGGTGTAAAACTAGTAGATGTAGTAGGCACAGTATATTGTGTTGTGCCAGATGTAAAACTAGTAGATGTAGTAGGCACAGTATATTGTGTTGTGCCAGGACTTATAGTTGTAGAAATATCTGTGTTATAATTACCCTTAAACGTTTGATTACTAGTCGGGGAATATATTGTGGTTTCAGCAAACGCAGTTGGTACAACATTCGCAAAGTTAGTAATATAATTTGTTATAAAAGAGCTTGAGTATTCAGTATCAATACCAGGATCAGTAAATAAGGTGTTATAGGTTGTAGTCGTTAAATTTGACGTAGGTGTAGGTGTATACCACTGTGTTATAAAAGTAGTAGGAGTTAGCGTAGGAGCTGAAGTATTAAAAGTTGTATTAGTCAGTCTAGATGTAAGAAAGCTAGTAACAGCTGACGTGTACTGCCCTTTTGGAGTACCTAACCAGAATCTACGTGACATTATATTTCCTTATGCGTTTTGACGCCAAGCCTGAACACCTAACCAATTTGATCCGTTATCGTATGATTCTAGAATAATCAGAGTCTTACCGGAGGAATTAAGTACTGGATAATTTCCTTTGTCCCAAGTAGTAGTTGGTGGCCAGGTAATTGTTCCTGTCCCAGGATTAGTTAGATAAAAGAAAATAGTGTTTACAGAACCGCTAACAATATTTGTAGCAGTGAATGTAGTATTGCCAGTAATGGTTGCTGTAACAGTTTCGCCATCATTCATATCTAGTGATATTACACCAGAGATGCTACCTAGATCCTGTTTTTTACCCCTGACATTGGCGTCGACAAGATTACGATTATCATCAATAATCGTAGTGCCTGATACCTTTATTGCCATCTTCGTATCTCCTAGAGAAACTCGGCTGAAGGTCTTATTTGACTTTAGCTGATAACTCTTTAATTGCCTCGATGAGTATAGGAATAAGCGAGTCATATGATACTCTCTTAATTCCATCTGAACCTGTATTAACAATAGTTGGAACTACCTCTTCTACCTGCTGAGCAATTACACCTATAGCAGCTTTGGAGGAATCTTTCCATTCAAAGTTTACGCCTTCTAGTCTGTTTACCAGATCTAAAGCATTTTCTATAACTCTCACGTTTTTCTTTAAACTAATATCAGACGTTGAATTAAAGTCTGTTGCTGATATTGTTGATCCAGCGATTGGCGCAAGAGCAAAGCTAGCGTGACTCGTATTAATGTCAACACCAGCTGAAGGCTCTGGGGTATATCCCTGATAGAACTTCCAAGTTCCGCCGTCAGTAGCATCTCTAAATACGCCAGTGTGTGCATACCCGCCTGCTGTACCGTCTGAATTATATCCCCCTGCTAAACCAAGATCTAGATTAACATAGGTCTTAGCATAGGTAGAACCACCAGATACATATGTGTCTGTATTTGTTGAAGCAATTGTAACTGATGTCTCTGTAGTTGCGGTAATCAATGCTCCGTTAACATTAAAAGACGCTGGGGTAACACCCTGTACAACGAGGAAGTCCCCTACAACATAGTTATTATCAACTGTATATGTTACATTGGTTCCATCACCAGAAGCAGCAGTTAGTGTTCCCTCTGTTCGTTGGTTAACATAGATCATGGTATCAGCAACACCAAGATTCTGTACGTTAACAAAGGTGGTTGTACCTGATACTTCTAGATCGCCGTCTACAGTTAAAGCACCAGTAAATTGACCTGATCCAGTAAAGACCGGATTATTAATAGGTGCTTTAAGATCAAGTTCTGTGCTAATATTACTAAAGTTAGTATCGACTTCTGTATTAGTTAGTCGGGTACCTTTTACACTACGAAGTGTGAGTGCTACAGACATTGTGATTCCTATTATTTATTTACTAATGCAGTAAGCAGATTCTTAATATCAGATAAATCGGACTTAATATTATTTATATCCGATTCAACATCTTGCATCTGGGTTTCCATATTATATTTAAAAGCTTCCTCTTCTCTGATTTTATTTCTTTTTGAAACATAATCAGAAAAAGCCTTATCGTCTTGGTTAATCACAGCTTTATTCCGAGTATCCTTTAGAAGATGTTCATAACCGTCAAATGGTTTTACTTTAACTAATGACATTATGCTAACGCTATGATCCTTAGATTCTTACACTTAGGTACACTAGCAGAATCTGTTGATGTAAATGCAATCTTAAATACGATGCTTTCAAAAGGAGGAAGATCAAGTAGCTCTACCTCTACTTCTTGGAATTTCTTGTCTAGAGATACCGGCAGAATAGGTATTAAGGCATCAATGTGTTTGAATTCGTTCTCTGCAATATCATCAGATTCACCAACTAGGCTTGACTTATAGAATACTTTAATGTTTGATCCCGCCGGCCGATTAACATCTAATCTAAGGTTAATCGACGTAGACGGATTAGCAAAGTCAATTTTACGAGTAATATACTTAGAGTATACTGAACCGCCAGAAGGAGCTTCTTCAGCAACAAAGTTTCTACCAATTGAAATTGTATATGTTCCAGTATTAGTAGCACATGTACCTGAAATCTTAGTAAATAATATCTCATCACCATTAGATGCGATATTTGATATACGATAAGTCCCAGTATTGGTAGTATTAGAATCAGTAATATATGCTGTTGTTCCTGGTATCAATTTAAGTGCAGCATCTTGTTGTGCCAGGGGTACCGTAAGTATTCCGGAAGTTGTTGTAATAGCTGTAAATGTTACAGAAGCCACAGAAGTCATAAAGTTTATAAGGTCTTCTGTTAATGGATTTTCAGTTGATTCGTCTGGGTTGTTTATTAAATTTTGTGCTGTTAATACCCCAAGCTGCTGCTGATCGATTACGGGAGATAGTCTAGTATTCTGAGAGCTTAAACCAATTCTATAACTAAACGAATCTGCTCCTGATAGGTTTTCTGCTTTAGTAGTCGAGTTAGTAATAATTCTAGACTTAGATAATTCAGTTGTGCCAGGTTCAAGAACAGTGTAGGCTAGATCCTGAGAGTAATCAGAGTAAGTCCCTTTAAATAAATGCTGGACCTGTGTAGTTGTTTCTTCAATCTTAGATGTAATAGGGTATAGAGCATTTACTACAATGTTTTCCGTAGCGGTTACTCGAGTTCCTCCAAATCTAGCATCAGCATTTGCTGCAGTAGGGAGTGTAACAGTATATCCGTTAAGACTAGCGTTTGCTATTACTAGAGCTGTATTCAATACATTTGTAAAGTCTACACCATGTATAGTTCCAGTTGTTCCGAATACCTTATCTACTTCTGCAATACCAGATAACTTAACATAGGATCCATCAGTCATACCATGATTAAAATGGTTTACCCTCATTGTGGTAGACCCTGAGAAGGTCTGACAAGGATCTTCTTCTAGAACTTGTGTTTCCATAAGGGAATTGTTAACATTGAAATCAATACTACCAGCTGCAGTTGTATCAAATTTAGCTTTAAAAATACTAAACTTAAGATCCTGCATTTGCTCGGGTGTCCAAGTTGAGGTATTTTGGGACTTGAACAGGGATCCTAGATAAGGCTGCTTAATAATTCTTTTACCAGTAATCAGATCTGTAGTGTCTAGCTCAGATATAAACACGGTATATTTCTTTGAATCAGAACCGAGACAAAGAGCATATTCGCCTTTCTTTAAAAACACAGGGCTATCAAATCTTACTATAGTACCCTTGGACCCGTCAGCTGAGGTAGATATATTTTTAGGATATACAAACTTGTCTGAAAGAGGAATAATATAATCTCCGGGGAATCCGTCTTTCATATCCCTTAACTGAATCCTCATAGGGGTCTTTCTGTCTATATTCTTAAAGAATAATTCTACCTTAGTAACTACACAGGTATCCTCAACAAGAAAAGATTGAGCTAAAGGATCTACGACATTATATGACATTTATTAACTAGCCTCTTTGTATTATACCAGGCTTCCGCCAGTTTCAGTATTATTTATAAGAAGCCTAACAGCCTCTTTTGCCCAGCTTTCGTCTATCGCAGGGTTATCTATGTGTGTAGCAGCTGTAATTGCTTGAATAGCAATTTGGTTTGAAAGAGTTTCTACATTTGCACCTTCAACAGTATTTAGATAATTGGTTACAGATGCATCTGAATCACTTCCATATCCCCTAGCTACACCAACCTCAATCATGGTTTTTACTGCAAGTGCTACTTTTTCTGCGTCTGCATTATAAGCATCAGGGACAACGTCAGCATCAATATATCCATTAGTAATGTTAGAGCCAGACGTTGTTGCATTTGCTAGGGTGTCTGCTGTAATACCGTTAGCATCGAAATAAGCCTGAGCTTCTCCTCTTTCTGCTTCTGTAAGGTTTCTACCAAATGCATAGTTAAATACACCACCTATAAATCCAACGGTATCTACAACTTGAGCTCGTGGAGGATCTAAGTCGCCGTCATCATCGTCGTCTGGATCTAGATCGACAAAGGTTTCAATAAAGATTGTATCTTTAGGAACTGTATAGTTACAGTAGAACTCAGAGTTAGCTTCAATTAGAACTGCAGTTTCTCCCCAGTTTCCATCAGCTATCATTTCATAGTAATCAACGCCGCGACACTCATAACGATTATGTGTACCAGCTGCAATAGGATCAGCAGGATCATATGTTTCAGCAAGATCTTTTTCTTCCTGTGTAACAACTTCGCCCTCAGCTTCAGCTGCTGCGATTACTGCCGGAGTTACATATCCACATTCTACTGAACCGTATTCTTCAATGTTCTTATATGTTCCACCAAGTCCATCGTGATATTCTACATACTTAATAAATCCAGGCTGGTAGCATTCAGTGTTACCAGTAGGTACACCATAAGCAGTATGAAGTATATATTTACAGTCTTCAACATTATTCGCTTCTATTAAGGATTGGTAAGTGTTGCAATCCCCAGTAACGTAGTTGTATGTACCGTCAAAGTATTGACCCCATAGATCTGTTTGATTCTTACAGAACGTCTGAGCTAGGGTTCCAGCAACATCGCACGGGCTAACTGGTGTACATTGGGTAGAACCAGTTTCGGTAATAACTGTTGTTGTTGTGCAATTCCCATTACCATCAGGTCCTGCAGCCACTGTTGCCATAAGATTAAAGGTAACAGCATCACAATAGGTATCAAGTATTGTTCCACCGGCCGGACATGTCTGTACAACTACAGGGTTATCTGGCTCGATTGGGGTAGGGGTTATAATAGGCTTAACATATCCACATACACCAATATTCTTTGCATCTATAAGGACTTCGTATGTACCGCCAGACCCGTCGTATTTTTCTTCATATAGATCAAATCCTTTACAAGACTTGCTCTTAAGCTTACCGCTTTCAAAATAGTCTGTTCTTGATGACTTTTCAATAACAGGCTTAGAAGTAACAATAGCATTTCGTGTTGATACGATTTCATTTTGTATATTATGAAGTTCTCCCGAAGAGGTAAACGTCATTTCTGCAGCAGTAAACTCATATGTTGGATTATTTTCAAAATCATCGGTCATTCGAATAATATATGATCCGGTGTTCCAATTATACTTTTCTGCAGAATAATGGAATGTACCTTTTAGCTTTCCGTTATCATCTGTAGCAAGCATTTTCCCTTGCTGCCCAAAAGCATTAATAGTTGTATTAGAATCACCAGCTACAAGATCATGATCGTATAACAAAGTAGATTTACAATCTGCAGTAACATCTTGATTATTCATAAAGATGTACATTCTGGTGTCAGGCATTAAGCCCTCTGCCTCAAAGTTAATAGAAACATCTCTCATTTTAGCTATAACAGAAGAAGATCTTACTATATCATGTTTTGTTTCTGTTGTAATCTCTTCAGTGTAGGTTGTTTCAGTACCTACTCGGGTTCCAATTTCTTGTGTTCCTTGATATGTACCAAAATGGACTGTTTCCCATGCTCCCCAAACTGTGCCATATGTTCCCTTTGCCTTTGCATCAGCAGTAAGGGAAGAATAGTTGTCAACAGATACTGGAAGATCCGGAAGACGAATCGTATCAATCCATATGTCGGATTGCTTACCTTTCATCTTACCCCGGAAAGATACCACGTCATATGGGTTTAGATTCTCTACTTTAGAAGATCTATTATTTGAGATTAGTCTCTCTTCTGTATATGGAAGAGTGTACAAATCCCCAGTCTTAGCATATCCAGCTGCAGCTCTTTCAGCGTCTGTGGTTGCAACTTCTTTTAGGGTAAATGCCTCAGTCTTACATAGAGGTCTAAGTTCTCTCTTATCATAATCGATTGCAACACCATAGTCGGGGTTATATACGTCTCCTATCCCGTGACCTTGGAATGAATCTACAACAAAGCCATTCTTAAACTTATCAAATCCATTAATATCCTTAATCTGATAGTTCTGGGTATCAACCTCAAGCTGGTTAAGAGAAGTATAGTATTCGATATTTTTAATTCTATTTTCTAACTTGCCAATTTGACGCATAGTAAAGCGTCGGTTGTCAATTTTAACAATATCAATATCTGTAGATATATTAAAGACATATGGCTTTTGTTTAAGGATATACAAAGCCATTGAGTCTTCAGGTGTGGTAGGCTCTTTTGCCTCGAATCCGCTTTCACCCTTAATTACCTTAATACGACCATCGCGATTGATAACAATCTTATCTGTTCGTGGTAAGTAATACTCGTATGATGTAGTAATATCGTTTTCAAAGTCTGGGAATTCACCAACGCTTGATCCAGCACCAGAGAAGCCGGTACCAGCATCGTTAATCTTAGGTCTGAAATCTAAGCAGTCTCGAAGTACGTACTCGTTACCACCTAGAATAAGAGTTGGAATATCCTTATAGTCAATAGTATATGAATCAACAGAGAAGTAGTCGCCTGTTCCATGTGTAAAGTAGTCAAAGGTAATACGGATTGGCCCTGTAGGTGCATTTGATCCACTTTTTAGTCGAAGAGAACCTAATCCGTAGTATGTTGCCTTTTGACCGTTGTCAAGGGTATAACGATTAGTAATATCAACTTCTGTTGTACTGTTATACGATGCATCACCGAATACACCGGTTGTTGTCATCTTAACAGAGACTAATCTATAAATATCTGCCTTACCTAAAGAGATGCTTTGAGCAGTCGATGTTGCCTCTGTTAGGATGTCAAGCTGTTGATTCGCTTGCAGAGACTTAGTCTTTTTGTCAGCAGCCGAACCATTTTTTGAAACAGTAGCAATTAGCATAACTGTTTCTGTTGTATATCCTTGACCTGATATGTCTATTGTGAGTACTGTATTTGCTGCACCAGATATTGTTACGTCGCCAGTTATATCTACAACATCTCCATTAGAAACATATAGCTGCATATTATCAAGTGATTCGGATGAGAAGCTTTCGTTAACGCCTGCATCTACTTGAACTACACCTGCTGTTAAAGTTCTTTCAAATATTCTTCGAGTCTCGTATACCGTATCTACTCCACTTGGATCAATTGACTTAACAATATTAACTGGTAAGGGGAATATGTATGAATTCCTATCGGTATTCCATAGTTTAGACTTTACAGATGAGAATACATAGCCTGACCGACTCTGGGTGGGCGTTGGTGATACTTCAATTCCTGTATCATCAATTATTGTAGTAACACGATGTGTATCCCCATCTATATTGATATAGTTGCCTATACTCAATTCTGTAAGGAATCGTGTACCAATACCTTGTATTGTTTGGGAAGCTCCAACGGTTGATATAGTACCTGTTAGGTTAGATAGTTCTTCAACAACATCAGCAGTAAAGTCAGAAGAATATACTGAATTAATATAGACTATTTGCTTGGCATCGTTTGTAAACGAAAATCCAGTCCTCATCTTAATATCAAAGAGGTAAACGTTATACTGGGCAGTAGTTGTTCCTGGTGTACCAGAAAAGAATTCTGTATGACGAATACGAGCAGTACCGATTGCTATTCCTTCTGGTACACCCGGGGTAGAAGTAAATTGGCTGTATATCTGTACTTCAGGAAGATTGTCTATTTCTTCTGATACACCATTAATATTGGTAACACGAACATAGTTACCAAATGGGGTGTACACCGATCCTGATTCTACTAATGCTGTATCTCTTGCCTTGTCTCCAGCTATAGCTGCGCTTTTAACGTTATCAATCTCATACCCTTTAACGTAAGCTTTACCAGGGGAGATCTTATTAATAAACTTATTAGCATCACCACCTTCGGCAGCAGTGTAGTATCCATCGTTTACAGATAGCGATGTCCTTTTATGCTCTACCATTGAAAGATCATATGGACGAACTACATAATCGCCTGACTCGTCATATGTGCGACGAGCAAGGGTATCACCTAGAATATTATATGCAGTGCTTGTTACAGCAGATATAACTTTTTTATTTTGTATTCTAGCGATTTCTATAAAATCGGGATCAACTACATTATCAGCTTGCCAAGGTCTATTTGTAAGTGTAAGAGCTACTTGAAGACGATCAGCACCAGGAGCAGCATAGTTAAATGATCCGTTAGCTGGATCATTTAGGCTAGAGTCGTCTGTAAAATCTTTAATCGTTTGCTTAACATCGAATCCAACAATAATGTTGGTGATTGGACCATATTTGTTTAGGATAGCTGTCTGATCAGCAAAGTATACAAAGAATCCTCCAGCATATACGATACCGTTTGTCATGGTATAAGCTGTTCCAACTGAATTTACAGAAGTAGCCGCAGTAGTAACGGAGACAGTTTTAGCCTCGTTCCATATTATCTCAGACTGAGCAAATCCGGATTTTTCTTTACTTTTACCTGAGTTTAGATATTTAATAAAGATAGTTGGCGGATCGCCTGCCGCGGTCGCTTGGGTAGCATTAACAACCTTAGCTTTAATACCGGATTTTAGTCCATATACCTCTTGATCAATTAATGACAATACAATTGAATCCGCAGCGGCAGTTAGCTTAACTGAGTGATACTGGGTATCTAGAGATTGATGACCACCTTGAATAAGAGCACCTTCTTTGAAGATGTTATCACCAAAAGATTTAATCTGATTCTGAAGAATAGATTGAATCTGGGTTAATTCTCTCGCTTGTACAGCAACACCTGGCTTAAAGAGTATTTGATGAAACCCTTTGGTATTATCAAAGTCGTCATAATACGGATCAGTGTTTAGATTTATTGCCATTAACTTATTCCTAAAATTAAGTCTTATACCAAATATTTATAATTAAAATTTGATGAATGATCTGAATGTTACAGTTTGTTCCTCAGAAGATGTAAATGCTAGTCTATTATCAATAAACAGTATTTCGCCAGTCTTTTTGTTTATTTGAGGATTAGTAACTGCTGTAACTGTAAAGTAAGCAGTCTCTGCAGCATTAAAAAAGATATCACCAATTGCCGGTATTGTTCCATCAAGAGACTGAGCAAGTAATTTATTATCTTCGCTTGTTACAGTTCTTAATATCTTAACACTACCCGCTGTAGCTACAAGCTGATCCTCTGGAAACGAATCACCAACCAATGTCCCTTCTACGAGATAGCATGCTGATCCAGAATCAGTAATATAATACCTCTTAGCATCAAAGATCTCGACGTCTTTAATAATCCCAAACTGTCTATATTGATTATTTACTAACACACCTTGATTTAATTCATTTTCGAAAGAAGTATGGAAGCAAAGCGTATCAGCGATTAACTCACGCGGAGCGTTAAATCCATGCCCATATTGGGGTGATATAACCGCACGAGCTGTAGCACTTCTAAGACCATCTAATTCCGCTGCTATTGATATATCCGCATAGGTATATCCTGATCCCCTATTATTTAGAATAATCTGAGAAACTGCGCCATTTACATCTAGTGTTGCTGTTGCTGTTGCTCCTGTGCCATCACCCGTAATAGTCACAGCTGGCACGCTTGTAAAAGAATTATCTGATCTTGTAACAACAATCTGTGATATGTCGCCATCTACTGTAAGGGTTTCAACATCTGCTTGCTGAGAATCTAGATCTCCCGGAGAAGAAAGGACTAGATCAATATCAGCACCAGTACCTGGATCGAGTGCACCTTTTGTTACAGTTAGATAAGCAATAGTATAACCTGTACCAGGATTATCAATTGTGACTGCAGTAATCTGGCCATTCTCTATTGTAAGAGATGCTGCTCCGTCTGCACCATCACCCTGAATAACTGCATATGTCTCATCAGGATCATAGTCTTGGCCAGAGTCGTTTAGAACGTAGTTTTCAATAACTCCAGCTGAGTAGTACTGGTTTTTAACTTTCTTAATCACTGGCATATAGTTAGGTGTTAAGAACTTATTTCGCAATGCAAGCGGCATAAAGTACATAAACTTCCAAATATATCCATCAGCTGTAGAGGTATAACCAACATCAAAACCAGTTGGCTTAACCGTGGATACAGCACCCTTGTTATTTTCTATGCACTTATAAACATTAAAATCCTCTGTTAATACGTAGAAATCTTCTTCTACCATAACAGTATCTAAATCATCGTAGGCATCAAATACCCTTGAAGACCAATCAATTCGACGAGTAATAAAAGATACGTCATTAATGTTTATTTGCTTAATCCCGATCATATTATTACGGGAATCGTTCTCTTCATCCATATTATTGGATGGATTAGGTGCATCTGCAATAGCTCCTTCAAACTGCCATGGTAAAACCTTACCAAGGTAGTAATGATAGTTCGCCGATCTATTCTGAATCTTATCGTAAATCGATTCAGCCATCGTATGATGAAAGTTAGGTCTAATTACAGCAGACATAAGGTAGTCTCTATTCTATTAAGATATTGTAATTGTCCAAGTGATAACCATAGAGTCATCTACTGCTTTATTTACGACAAGGAAAGTCGTTCGACAAAGTAGATCACCTGTGTTCGCTGCAGCATCATTAAAGATACCAGCTTCAGTGATCGCACCAGTACCAACTCCAGGAGCATAGGTAGCAATATAGGTAATAACGTTATCAACAGTATTATCTGAATCAAGAACAACACGAGTAAGCTCAGTTCCTAGAACTGTGTCACTTAATGTAGCTGCAGTTGAACCAGAACCAACTGCCATATGAGTCATTACGTCAGTCTGTGCTGTATCGTTCATACGCGAGGCAATATAGTTCCTACCAGTCTGTACGACTAGGTTTGGAATGTTTACCTTATCCTTAAGCTTGCCGTCTGGGCTAAATATCTCAATTGAGACTTGACCCTTGGGGCTAACTTGCTCGTTCATTAATGGCATTTTTTTCTTCTCCTAGGTAAATGAAGTTAATCCTTCGGAATAATCTTCAGCAAAATAATCTTCGGCGTAGATATCACCTAATATCTCTATAACGCCTGAATCATTACTATTTATGACTTCTGTAAGCGGTTTTGCGTAACTAACTATAGCAAGTTCTGATATAGCTAAATTCTCTACCAGCTCCTTCATCTTAGTAATTGCGTATGTTAATTCATCGGTACTAAGTGCTGTATCTCCAAGAACTTTAAAGAAGTCTTTATATTCTGGATCTGGAACGTTTACAATCTCTGAAACATTCTTATAGAAATCGTAGAACCAATCAGTAGTTGAAGCATAGGCTACATCTTCACGTGGCTTATACAGTGTCCAAAAATTTAGATCAATTGTATCGATAACATCTTCTTCACGGTTAGTGAAGTAACGACGTAAGAGCTCGAACGCACGAGACATATCAAAAGAGTTATTAATCTCGAACTCACCAAACATAGCCATGCCAGCTGGGTGAACTGTCTTATTAACAATATCCTTGTAGTTATCAAACTGCTGGGATGATCGAATAAGGTAAGAGAACTGCTGATAAAAGAAGTTGTCTTGTAGATATATATCGTCAGATAAAAAACCATTATTTGTAGAATATTCCCCACGATACTCTGCAAGAACTGACTCAGAGAATTTTATAATTGCTCGTGATGGATATGTAATCTTATCCCCTGCAGGGTTTTGTGATATAATAAGATCAACCCCGCCAACTATTTCTGATCGAGGAATGATCATAGCATAGAACTCCGAAGAGTATCCTACACCAAAGTTTATAAATTTAATTTCTTCTAGAGCACCTGTTCCAGCATCTACCTTAGTTACTTTAAACTTAACGCCATCCCCATCTGATATGTCGTTAGCGTTATATCCTGATTCACCAGCATCATTTGCTTGAAAAATATTTTTTAATACAGCAAAGTCTGGCTTGCTTAATACTGGGGCAAAGTAGGTATTGAATAAGGCATAGCCTAAAGGGTTGTTTGCCAGCATAAATGCCGGTGTTCTAAGTGTATCGCTCCACTCTGGGGCTAAAGATTCGTTCTCCCAGAACTCTTTCATATCCCACATGGACCAGTTAAGAAGATACGCATATTCCTTATATGCTACAACTGCTGCTTCTGGGTCTGTGTCCCAATCTACAGCATAGCCGGAGGGATCAAATAAGCCTGCGTCGATTACCTCCTTCATAGCAAGGTGAAGAGCTGTGTTTTGCCAATCGAAAGCAGGACTCTGTTGAAGGAGTGTCGTCAGATAAGCCATTGGTACTTCAGCCTGTGAAGCAGCCACTGCACCTGGAATACCAAAGTTATGAATAGTATGGAACACGTGCTCCATAATTTCTTCAATGTCTCGATCACTTGTTGAGGGATCTGGTCCTGAAACATTCTTATACCATACCATATCATCTTGGACATGGGTATCATATAAACCATTTAGGTTCCAATATTCAGTACCAGCATCAGTTAAGAAAGCTGGGGTATACTCTGATCCACCACCATATGCAATTCTTTGTAGTGTTGGAACTCCCGGGTGTGTAAGTGTGCCAGAATCGCCTGAAAGGGTTTTAATTAAGTTTCTTTGATCAGCCTCATTAATACCAGCACCTGTCGGATCTGTCAGTAGCTCAATAACTCTTGCTGTCTTCTTAACCCATTCGTCTGGTACAGAATCCTGACCGCCAACAGCGCCAGCTGATACGAGTCGAATGCCGTTTACTGTAAGTTCTTTCTGAAAGAAGTTCTCAGTAGCTCCAGCAATTGTATTTGCAGTACCTCCCATACCAGAGTGATTAGCACAATAGTAATATAGGGCAGGAGTATTTGCAGTAAGAACAATTTGTGTATATGCTCCTGCTGTACCGGGTGTTCCTACATATGTTACACCCGTAGTATACTCTGTTCCGGTACCGTGGGTACCGTTTGCCGTCTCTGAAAATTTAATTGGATGGAATGAATTACTTGAATCTGATTGATCGAGTCTATAGGTTCTTTCTTCCACCAAATCTAGGTCAGGGCTTGCACCTGATAATCCGTCAATATAAAACTTATTTCCTGTACCATAGGCGTTAGTACCTGTAGCAACCGTTACGTTTTTTCCTATAAAGGTAGCAGAAGGTATAGAGGTTATAGCGATTAAATCGCCGGAATTATATTCTAAATCTTGAGATTGTGTAACGTCGACAAACTGTGCAATTCCAAAGCCTGTACCTGGATGATAGATCTCATACTTGTTTAAGGACTCGACAACAGTAGCCTTAACACCATACTGATCTATCGTTGCTCCAGTAGTAACTCGCCGAGTGTTATTATCCTTTGTTATAAAGATCTCATAAAAAGCAGTTTCTTCGACACGCCGTATTCTTTCTACTTCAACCTTAACAACCCTATCAGTTGTGGTTACATCTGTAATGTTAGCAAAAAGGTCAAATGGATCACCTTCTGTAACCTCAATAAAGATTGAATTCTGCTGGATCCAACGCCCGTCTGAAGCTACAAGGATTTTTTCTTTAGGAAACGATATATCAATATCTGTATCATATAGAAGTCGAAAAAGAAGTTTAAATGATTCTTCAGAACCTTTTGCCTGATAAAACTGAACTATATTTTTATAGAGATTAGTCTTATTGGCTGCTAGATTAGTAGTAAATCCAGCTCCAATTTCTTTTTCTACCAAAGATATAAAGGTATCTACAACTGTATCAACATCTTTATTTGCAAGAATGTTGTTTATTACATAGGAAGGTCCTTGCTCCTCGTGCATAAATCTATAATATTCTTTTATAAACTCAATTAGTCCTCCTGCATCAGCTATTAACTGACGCGGGATTAACGATTCGAGTTTACTCGATTCTATATTAGATCTTATAGTCATTATTCGTGTCTGCTAAAGGTTGTATATGAGGATGCGCCGACTGAGCCGAGAGCAGCAATACTATCTGCTTCGCCTGTTATAACAATGCCAGGAGTCTGGTCTTTTTCAATCGATACTAGCTGATTAAACTTAGGTGCTATATCATTTGAGTCTGGATCTACAAAAATGAGTAGAGTCGCTACTGAATCTATTTGAATCTGTGTTAGATTAACCATGCCAGTAGTAGGTGTGATTGTTCCTGCTGCAGAATTTACAATGGTTTTTGTTGAAGCATTACGTATCTGCACGATTCTATTTGGGTATGTATCAGAAGCTATATCAGATAGCTCACACTCTTGTCCAGCATAAGTAAACTTCGAAGAAGAAAGCGTTTGTTCTGTACTTGAAGTCCTATATATCGGAGAAGAGAATTTAATAGGATAGTCGCGTATCTCACCAGTTATAGGAGAAACGTGCTTGTGCATCTTTAAACGAACTGTAGAGTTTAAAATGCCTTTATCAGCATTATCAATTGCTTTTAATAACTTGGAGAATCGAAGCACGCCGTCAAATTTCTCTAGATTAACATCGTTATAATTTATTATAGCATCCTTAACCGCTAGCTCTAACTGAGCCTTAGATTTCGCTGTATTATCTGCGTCATACTTAAAGAACACTTCCATTGTAATATAGGTGAAGTCGGGGTTAACGATTTCAGTTGTAATTGATCCTACGTTTTTAGTAGAGAGAAATCGATTTACTATACTTTTAGTAGTAGTCGATAAATAGTCCCCGGTTGTAGGCTTAATTGATATAAACACTTTACCATACGTTGGTGGATCGTTTACCTCACCACCCCATACAGATATATCTTCAATAAAATCGTATTCTAACTTAAGTATAGCGTTATAGTCAATAGATGTTACTGCACGATTCTGACTCTGAAAGGCCTTAGGTGCATTAAACTTAATTGAATCTATATCTTCTTTATCTGCTCCAGAAAATGTTTTAATAAATCCTGTCGAAAGAGCAGCTGTTGCTCCAGAAAATCCCCCAATAGTAGCGTCAGTAGTAAACGATGATGCACCGTTCGCTTCAGCACCATTGGTCTTAATATAAGCTATGTCTACTACCTGACCTGTTGTTGGCTTACTACCTATAATACCATCTCCAAAGTATACTTCGTACTCACCGCCATATCCCTCTTGTAAGAAATACACACGAGAGTCAGATTTTACATCAAGGATGTTGTTAAAGTGGGTGTAGATCTCAGACGTTTCAGATGTAGCTGAATCCCGTACGGCAACAACAAGAGTAGAGGTATCAACTTTGTTTGTTGGTATTTTAAACTTCTGATTTTCTATTTGTCCGTTTACACGATAGGTAAACGTTTCGATCTCACCCTCAAAGATTGAAACATTTTCAAATACATAACGATTTAAAATATTCTTAGAAGTAATATAGGATTCGTTAGTTATAAAGGTAAATTGCTTAGATCCAATTAGACCAGAGAATACTGTTCCTCGGGGTATAGTTGCAAAGGTATTGGATCCCGCTGCGCCTATAACGGTAACATCAATTTTAGCCTCAGATGACTTTGAAGAAGCTGGTACATATCCTAGGCTTTTAGCATGAGATACTACATTCGCACGCATCTGTGCTGTATCTAAGAACGCCTCATTTGCATTAGTGTGAGCTAGTAAAGCATTATATTGGGTATTATATGCAAGGATATCAAGTAAGACTGCCATACCTGATCCATCGAAATCATAGTCAGCAAACTTATCTTGTCCTTGCAGATAAGCTTTTAGATTGACCTTAATCTGATCAAAGTCTAATTCAGTTACGTTCTTAATGTTCGCCATTATCGAATTCTCTCTAAGTAAATATCTATATCCACTAGATCAGGTACGTTTATTATAGAAACTTTTACAGAAACAAACACAGCATTTTCGTCAGACTTATCACTTATTGATATACCTGCAAGTGATACTCTAGGTTCATGAAAGCTAATAGTACGACTTATTGATTCCTGCATAGCTGCAACTGTAATTGGGGTAAAGTTTTCAAATAGCTGATCTGTAATAGCACAACCAATGGATGGCTGAAAAGGTCTTTCGCCATATCCTGTAAGAATAAGATTTCTTACAGAGTTCTTAATAGCAGCTATGTCTCGCAATGGTACCAGATCACCCAGGTTCGGATGGGGTTTAAATCGGAGATCAAGATCAGAGAAGTCACGTGAACGAGCAACAACTGAAGCTCGTGTAAGTTCTAAACTTTTATCTGATAGGATTTGATTACTCATAGTATCTATTTATGTCCTTTAGCCAATCGGTTTAGAGGTTGGTGTGCCCTGTTGGTTAGAAGTATGCTTATGATCCTTAAGAGATATCGAACCGGTCTTAACATCCGATGTAGATGTAATAATACCACCAGCATTGATTGTAGAACCCACAGTTTGTAGACCAGAGATAGCAACATTATTGTTAATCGATGTATTGCCAGATGCAGTTGTTGATTGTGCACCAGATATAGTCTCTGTTAATGCTCCTGATACTTCAAGAGTCATATCTTTTGCTATTGTCTGTGTAAAGTAATCCCCAGTAGTAAGAGTCATGTAAGTGCCTATACCCTGAGCTAAGTATTCTGTTATGTCCAGAGTCATAAAGCCTTCAATCTTCTCAATAACGTTCTTCTTAACCGTTTTAAACTCTGAGCCATGTATAACCTGGGTAGAGTCACCGTATATGTGCTCTTCCTTATTACCTTGTATCTCAGTGTTACAGTTACCTACAACAAAGAGATTGCAGTCACCCTCGACTGTAACACGGGATGTACCTTTTACATTTACATACTCATCACCCAGTGTTACTTCATAGTTGTCTTTAACAACCTTGAGTACACGTGATCCGTCTGGATGTATCTCATAGAATGTACCAGATCGGTGATGCTCTTTAATACGCTGATAGTCTGCAGTATCATCTACTTCGAATACGTGTCCTGACTCAGACTCTGTAACCTTATTAAACGGATATTGGGGTTTAGATGGTGAAGGCGGCTCGTCAAACTGAAATATGTTAACAGGATCGGTGTCCTCTTCTGCCTCTAATGCAAACGGTTCTGCCTTTGATTTAGATTCAACATATCCTAGATCGGTATTCGCATCTGAGTTAGCTACCTTACCTACTCGGATAGACTCCTGATTTAAATTGGCCTGTGTAGCTAATCCACGAGCAGCTTTATTAACATCAGACTCGTTTAAATAGTTTGTCTCTACATCATCTGTCTTCTTAGGGTAAAGACCAGCAGGATCAAAGAAGCCTATAGTTGTATCAGCTTCAGTAGTATTCAGTGCTGCAATAGAACCTAAAACGATAGGGTCTTGCGCGTCTGTGCCATCACGGAAGAATCCAACTATCCACGATCCCTCAACTAATCCATGGGGACTGCGACCGACACCAGATGTGCCTGAATCAGTTGTAGGCATCATTATAGTTGCCCATGGAAGGTCTTCAGTGGGCAGTAACTCCTTATTTGGAGTATGATAACCAAAGGCACGTATACGTACTCTGTTTAAATAGAGAGGATCTGCTCGGTCTTCTACAACACCATGAAACCAAACAAACTTTGTATCCATAAATTTATTCATCGTTTGTGCACCGAATCGCGACGTACCTTCACTTGTGTAAAGTAACCAAGACTATTAAAGGTATGTGTGCTTGACACTATTAGATAGCGTCCAGACATAAACTCATCGTTCTGTCTTCCTGCTCCTTCTACCTGTCCTGTCTTAGGAAAGTTTAAATTGATTATAGATCCGGGTTTTAATCGCGAATCACCATATAGTTTAATTGAATGCTCTAGCTGTTCTAAATTAGAATAGACTGATCTCTTTGTTGCTTCTTTATATGCACCGAATTGATGATAGTTTATATCGCCAGTCTCTGCCATGGCAAGTGAGTTCTGGTTTATAAAGATATTACTTGTCTCTTTGAGTGTCGTAGGACCTACACCAGATACTGTAAACGATCTATTCCAGACTGGATCTGATTCCTCCCCATCTATAAGTGGGACCTTGTCTTCATAGGCATTAAAATCTATTCGCTCATATGTCTTATTTGATATATCGAGCTTATGCGTACGCGTAACATATGATCCATTCTTCATAGACTTATATGGAGAAAAGCCTATGTTTGATGCTGATTCGAGTATACGTAGTCTCTTTTCCTCAAATGAACCTTCTGTCTGTGACTCTTGTGTATAAAAATAACCTTGGGAATAGTTATCAACTATGTCAGACGTAATCATTTTATTATAAGAGTTTAAAACAAATGCAGAGTCATGAAAGGTCTGATATGTAAAGAGTGGCGAACCATTAGGAGTCATACTCTTCTGCAGTACATTTGATATAGCATCGGAATATGTTAGCTTAGGCGGAATAAACTTCATTGTGCCTAGACTCTGTGTCTCTTGCTTATCTATTGTTACCCCTACTTGTCTGTATAGTTCTTCTATTATCTCAATAGAGGTACCAGATAAAGGAGAAGAGATACGGCGAAACTTAGATACTAGTCCAAAGGGAGTAATGCATCTTATACGATATGTAGCAAGATCTGGTTTAGGCTTACCGTATATAGGTATATCAAGAACATGCCAATCATTTTGTATGTCGATTGGGGGAGAACTCTTATCATTCTGCTTACGCACAACAGATACTATCTTTTCATTACCTGATATGTTTAAATCTTCAAAGAGTGATATACCGTCTGATATATCAAATTCTGCCATAAGAGTTTGTTGAAAGATTGATTCATATACTCTCATTGATGTAACAAGCTGTGATATGTCTCTTTCTTTACCGTTTGCTCCCTCGATCGTTACTGTTAGCCTAAAAGAATCAGGCGATATAGCAGAAAGATCTGTAGGATGTAAACCTTTTTGGAGGGGCATATTCTACTCTTAAGAATTAATGAGTTTGCGATAACGAGTGGCAAAAGTATCTATAGCAGCAGGATTAATAACCCTAATTGATAGCTTAGCTTCGTTTACCTCTACCTCGTGCTCAAAGTTAGTCACAGGTAACTGGTTATCAGAGACGTTAAAGTTTAAACGATCTATTTCTCTTCCCTGTGAGTCTACATAATGATGTGGCGCATCCTTTTCCTTTGTAATAAAATGGTTAAATTGTGCGCCCTTTGCAAATGCTAATTCAGAAGTTAGAGTAATAAAGTCTTCGTTTATAAACGTACCAGTAACATTGGAAAGTATAAGGCTGTTTGTAGAATAATTTATTTTTGCTATCTTACCAGTTGCATCTGATGTAAGACCCTTAACAGTCTCTCCTATTACGAGAGTAGGATAATTATATAGATGATGTGAATTACTTGATACCCCAAGCTTAGATTCCAAGGTAAGAGCAGTACGGAAGTAGGTCTCATCGACAAAGTTAGCTAATTCCTGGGAAGACTTAGGCCATTCATGTAATCCATTGCTTAGATCCTCATTGACTACAAAGAATGTCCAATAGTATGCTGGAGTACCATATAGCTTCATTGATACCTGATCGGGTCTTGCCCCGTCATTTACCTCGAAGTAGCGATAGGCATTTGCGTTATCCATCTCGCTTAGATATGCACGAACATTACGACTTATATCAATAATAACGTTCTTTTCGTCTGATTCTTCATCAAACTGATACTGAACTAATGGGAACGATTTAAAGAAATTTAGCATTAAGCTTACTCCGGCACATCAGCACCAATATCATTTTTAGTAAGAACACGAGTCTCTTGGAAAGTAAGAGATACGCCTACCGATATAGGTGCACCTCCATCAAAATGCATATGGGCACTTTCATTAAAATTAGTCTGAAGATTAGTTAGGTTGCACTCAAATATTCTAGGATAGTATGGATTCTCCTGACCATTCTGTGTATAGAACTTAATTGAGAAGGTAGAGGGATAGGTTAGAATGTAAGAACCTACTCCGGCCTCTGGATACATTTCAGAGCGAAAGAATTCCTGGATCTTACGAATCTCATCTGACTCAGATGGATCTTCTGCAACAAGGGAGAAGTTAAAGCTAAACGAACGTAGTGTCATATTCTGAAATGCTACAACAGTATTAGGGTTAGTAGCTACACCTTTAGACATACCATACATATCAGAAAGGTTCTCAGCTCCAGGTACTAAATTGCCTAGACCAGAATCTTTTGCTATTTTTAAACTCATCATGGATCGAAGATCAGAATTAGATCCTTCACCATTGATCTGTTGGTTTGCTTGCTTTGCTATCTCTACACCAGACCTACCTGATTGAACACCTTCCATAAGCTGATTGCCAATTGGTCCCATATCCATAGACCCAAAACCAGCACCGTCTGAAAAAGAAACACCTGGCGGTTGATATAGAGTCACGTGGCCTCGAGGCTGTCCTCCACCACCGTACTTATAGCGGTTAGCGGTTATTCTCATAAAAGGGACGTTGGCTCCGGCCAGATGAGATGGATATATGTATTCGCGAGGCATATCGTGACCTTATAAATAAATTAGAAGTACTCTATCTATTTATGGTGTTATGGCAAAGACTTATAAAGGCAAATATAAATTAAAGAAACCCGAGAAGTATCTGGGTGATCCATCCAAAGTAACATATAGGTCTTTATGGGAGCGCCAGGCTTTTCGCTGGTGTGAAGACCAAGATGCAGTTGTCGGATGGTCTTCTGAGGAAGTAATTGTTCCTTATATCTGTAGGACTGACAATAAGCCTCATAGGTACTTTATTGATTTAAAAGTAAAATTCTCTGATGGAAGAATAGTCCTTGTAGAGATTAAACCTAAATCACAATGCGCACCTCCTAAGAAGCCTGCCAGACAAACTAAAAGATATATCTCAGAGGTCATGACCTTTATTAAGAATGAATCAAAATGGAAAGCTGCTGAGAAGTACGCATCTAACCGTGGATATCATTTTGAGATATGGACAGAAGACACCTTAAAATCATTAGGAATAAGACTCTTGACTGGGTAGTATATCATCCCTCCTCAGAGAAGACTCTCTTATTATATCATATATTCATAGGAATGTAAACAAAATAGCATAAATAGTACTATGGCAGATTCTCTATTCGACAAGTATCAAGCGCAAGCTTTTAAAGCTGGAATAACTCCACGTACAGATAGTTCTCGTGCTTGGTTCCAGGATAAGCTTAAAACAATGCAAGGTGTAAGCCGTCGTGGTCTTTTAAAAGATCCGAATGTAATAGAACGAAAACGTTTACGCTCTGGATCAATGTACATGTATTTCTATGATCCTAAGAATCGAGAGACCTTACCGTACTATGACGCATTTCCTTTAGTTGTTATGGTAGAAGCAGCACCTGGTGGATTCTATGGCTTAAACCTACATTATCTCCCACCGCCGCTTCGCGCTAAGATGCTCGATGGTCTTATGGATATAACAAACAATAAGAGATACGACGAGTCAACACGTTTTAAACTAAACTACAATCTATTAAAAAGTGTATCTAAATTAAAATGGTTTGCTCCTTGTTTTAAAAGATATTTATATAAGCATGTAGAAGGACAAGCTGCTATGGTACAGGCAACAGAATGGGAAATAGCAGTGTTCTTACCAACAGAGCAATTCCGTAAATCAGGCAAGAGAACAGTCTGGAAAGACTCAAGACAAAAGGTATAACAATGATTTTTGATTCTCCAGTCCAGGATTTATCTTCAAGAATATCAGAGCGTGGCGGATTAGCCCGTCCTAATCTTTTTGCTATTACGTTTAATGGTCCAGCTTCTATTAATCCAGATATGTTTCTTGTTAACGCTATATGCGAGTCTGCATCATTACCTGGTCGCTCTATATCTACTAACGAACATGTAACCACTAAGCATTCTACTAAAACACCTTATACGTTTATAAACGACGATGTAACTCTTACCTTCTTAGTTACAAATGATTTCTATATTAAGAATCTATTTGAGAAGTGGATGAAGCACGTTATAAACGACGAAGACGGTAAGATATACTATAAATCGCAGTATGCCTCTGATATGACTATAACAATGCTATCTCTTGATGGCAAAATGGTACATAGGGTAAATCTAGAAAAAGCATTCCCTATTTCATTTAGTGCTATGGAGCTATCTAATACCGCTGAAAGCCAGGTCATGAAATTTACTGTTACAATGACCTATGATAACTTTAAAAGTAACACTACATACTTCACTTTGGCATCATCATTAGCAGAGTTTAAGAACTCATTGTCATTCCCTAACCCACTTATGCCTTCACTCCCCTTCTTCCCTTTTGGGGATTTGGGAGATCAGGCTGAAACACTTCTAGCAGGTTTAAAATCAGAATTAGCTGGAGAGATGACAACTGCTCTTAACTCTATTACATCACAAATTCGAGATAAGATACTTGGTAATTCCGCATCTATAACAATACCATATGAAGGATCACTTGGATCTGTTATCTCACAAATATCTGGAAAGGTTACAAATATATTCGGTGCTGGTCTAGGAGGAACGGTTAATGAAGCAGCAAGTACTGCATCACAAGCTGTTATCTCTCGAACATCTTCAGCCGTTAAAGGTTTATCTGGTTAATCGTTAGACGTGTAAGTTATATAATTATTGGAGAATATTATGGCATTACCCAAGCTGGTCGCAGCTAAATATAGTTTAGAAGTACCGAGTACAAAGGAGGTAGTAGAATATCGGCCGTACTTAGTTAAAGAAGAAAAGATCTTAATGATGGCGTTTGAGACAAAAGACCAATCTCAAATGATATCAGCTCTTCGTGATACAATCGCAGGTTGTACAGAGGGTAAAGTAAAGGTTGATAACCTTACTATCTTTGATCTAGAGTACATCTTCCTTAAGCTTCGGTCTAAGTCAGTGGGAGAGACATCTACCCTCGGTATTAAATGCTCAGACTGTTCTAAGACAAGTCAGGTGGAAATAAATTTAAACGACGTCGAGGTTGAAGGAGATATTAAACCATCTGCCAAGATTGAGCTAACAGATACAGTTGGTCTAATGGTTAAGTATCCGACTGTTAAAGGGTTATATAGACAGCTTCAGAAGAGCAATGATACAGACTCAGTAATGTCAGCTGTTATCTCTTCAATTGAATCTATCTACGATGCTGAGAACGTTTATGCATCAGAAAATGAAACGGATGAGAGTCTAATGGAGTTTATTGATTCATTAACTTCTGATCAGTTTAAAAAGGTTACGTCGTTTTTTGACGATATGCCTAAGCTTAAGCATAAAGTATCTTTTCAGTGTCAAAGCTGTAAAGTAAAGAATGATATTGAGATCGAGGGCTTACAGAATTTTTTCTCGTAAGTCTTTCTCATGATTCATTGGAGAACCATTATAAGACTAATTTTGCATTAATGCAGCACCACAAGTACTCATTAACAGAATTAGATGATATGCTACCTTGGGAAAGAGAGATTTATATTATGTTATTACATCAGTATATCGAAGATGAGAACCAAAGAATAAAACAACAAAGTAAATGAGAGAGACGGTAATGGCTGAAGATAGTTTAAGTAGTCAACTAAAAGAGGTTACAGATCAACTTGCCGCTGCGACAGATGAGCAAAGTAGGATCTCAAAAGCCAGAGAGTCTGCAGAGGGGAAAAGCAACAAAAAGAAATTGACTAATCAGCTTAGAGTGCACTCTAAAGAACTAGAAGCATTAAATAGTACTAAGAAAATGCTAAGTGATAAGTTAGCTAATCTTACTGGCCTTCCAAAGCTTGTGGAAGACATGAAAGTAGAAAAGAAAGATACTTTAGCAAATAAGACTGTTGCGCAGCTTGGTAATAAGCTTGAGTCTTTAAATGGGCTATTATCATCTACTGATAACTCTAAGGCATTACTGAAGTCGTTTGAAGAAACATCAGAGCGTTTAGAGAATCCTGATATAAGCTCTGAGGAAAAGGATCTATTGCTTAAGCAGATAGAAACAATTAAATCATCTGCAGACGACGAAGAGACTATTCGCGAGAATCGAAGACTATCAGAAGAAGGTAACTCTCGCCTGCTTCAAATGTCTAACGGTCTTGATAATGTAGGGGATAAGTTTGATAAGTTCTCAGATAACTTTAAGAAAGGTGCAGGACTAATTGGCGCTCTTGGTGCTATTGGCCTAATGCTATTCTCTCCGGAAACATTATATAAGATAATTGATTCTGTTATTAACTTCTTTGATGGTATGTACAAGACCATCCAAGCTATTATTGGTGGCGATTGGGAAACAGCAAAAGTCCTTATAGGAGAAAATATTAAAGGTATAGGTATTGCCTTAGCAGGATTCTTTGCTATATTTGGCGGATCTATTATACGAGGATTTTCTTCTTTACTAAAAATGGCTAGATCTTTTGGTCAAACCTTGGGTAAGGTCGGAAAAATCTTTGGAAAAATCTTTCTGCCCTTTACAATTGCTTTGGGTGCATTTTCTGCTATTACTGGCTTTATCGAAGGATTTAAAGAAGGTGGTTTAATAGGTGGTATCCAAGGGGCGATAACAAACCTATTTGATAATCTTGTTGCTGTTCCCCTCGATTTTATTAAAAATATAGTATCCTGGGTATTGGGTAAGCTAGGATTTGAAAACGCTGCAGAGATGCTAGAATCATTTTCATTCTCTGAATTGTTTACCTCAATGTTTGATAGTATATTCGGAATTGTAGGTTCAGCAGTTGATTGGGTAAAGGGAGTATTCTCTAACTTTGATATTGCTGAAACAATGCAAGCCCTATGGGAAGGACTAGTAGGTGAAGGTGGCTTATTTGATATACTCTTTGCTCCTGTTGATATGGCTATTAACTGGATCATGGGTATGTTTGCCTTTGAGACACCAGAAGAAAGTTTCTCCCTACGCGAAATGATTGGCGGTGTAGTTGATAATGTTATAAACTTCTTTTCAGAACTGTTTGACTTCCTCCCGTCTCTCGACGAGATCAGTGCTAAACTTAAATCTATACTGCCGTCCTGGTTGGGTGGTGAAGAGCCTGAGTTTAACGTTGCAACCGCAAACGACGAACAACTAAGAGCTCAAGCAAAAGATAATGCAGGATTCTTTGGAGATGAAGCCGAAGAATACAATAAGCTAGTAGAACAAAAGAAAGATGCTATAGCTACTATAGAGACCAGAACGAGGTCAATGATCAGAGGATCTGATGAAGACCAATCTAATAATCTTATACAAGGCAGTGAACCTACCCCTCTAGCACCTCGTATAGAGCCCGCTACGACACCTGGAGCAGTACTCTCATCTACTAATACTATGATGGACAATAAAGCGCAAGCAGCTGCACAAACTAATATGACTATTATTCAAGCTTCAAGCGGTGGAGGTGGTGGTAGATCAGGTGGCAACATTAATTCAGCTACAGCTATAACTAATAATATATCACAGGGTATATCAGCTGACGACCTTCAACGTCTGGACTTTATAAACCCCTTCTAGCCACACATAAAAAAGGGAGACCGAAGTCTCCCAAAAAACGCTAAGTTCTTACCCTTGCGTTGCTAACTTCTGAAAGTAACTTAATGTATCCTCTGTGTCATCATTATCAACAGAAGCTTGAACCGGAGCTGGAACTGGAGCCGGTTCTGCTGACCATGGGATTGAATCAGAAGATTCGTCCAATGAGATAGATTCTGCAGTAGTCATAACTTGTGCTTCACCCAATACTTTGTTTAGGCGTTGCTTAAGTTCTTCATAGGTCTTATAGTTCTTAGGATCCATAAAATCCTGTAGACTATATAGCTTATTATAGATTGCTTCGATTTCAGTTTCATCTTGAGAGATTGCTGACATGCCATCAAATTCTGACTTGTCATAGTTAACCCAACCATCTACCTTACGAATCTTAATCTTAAAGTTTGCACCTTCCCAGAAATCAAAAGGATTAACTGGTTGCTCGTCTGCAAACTGAGGTTGCATAACATCCATAACTTTATCAAAGATCTTTTTGCCAAACTTGTAAAGGAATACTTTACCTTCGTTTTCTGGCTTAGAAGGATCTGAGATAACTTGAATATTCGCTACATAATGTAGACGACGCTTACGATCGCGAGCGATCTGCTTATCCTCATCCCTGCCGGTATTCCAAAGTACAGTATTCATTTCAGATACTGGATCTTGTTGTCCGATCGAGGTGAGTGAGCTTTCGATGTACCAAAGACCACCAGGACCTTGGAAGCCGTGATCCCAGTAACGAACCCAAGGGAGTTCTTCACCGGATGGGGCAGGTAAGAATCGAATTACTGCATAACCATTACCTGCTTTATCAGATGTTGGCTTCCAGAATCGATCGTCTACATAGCTTTTAGTTTGTTGTTGACCAGATCCAGCTGATTCTGCTGCTGCAGTAAGAGCTGAGATTGCTGATGAACGGTTACGCTTGAGGTCTGCGAATGACATATTATTACTCCATATAGTTTGTATTAGTATTACTGAATTATCCACTTTCCCATAATATAGACTACATTATACCATACTTTTGCTATGATGTAAACACCTTAAGAATAATTTTTTTCATTCTTTCAGGGTTCGCCATAACAAAAGGGGTATACTTACGAATCTTTCGTGAGATGTCAGGCCACACGATAGTTTCCGTAATTTCTTTATCAGCCTTATTCATAAAGCCGACTAATTTATTTATTATAACAACTGTTTCTAATGATATCTCATCCTGCATGTATTTTTCTACAATCTTAGGATGTACATCAATCTTAAACAAGTCGTCAAACGAGCTTATCTCCTCTGATAGTTTATATAGGTCTTGCTCAAAGATATAGCCAAGACTTTCGTTTATCCTAATCCAGTCATCATAAGGACCTTCGTTTGAGATCATATCACCTATCCACTTATTGTCTTTAATGAAGTGGGAGATGTAATAGAACTTTAACTGCTCTGCTGTTTCAAACCTTTTACCAACTTTAGCAAAGAAATACTTATCCTTTCTTTTCCAAAAAGACTGTGGCTTAGCAGACGTTTTGTAGTTATACTTTACTGCATCGTAGCTATCACTTTCGAAGTGTAGCTTAATAGCTTGATATAGACTGAAGGCTTGGAAAGGTTCCATTTGTCTCATATAGGAAGCATGGTTGTATTATGAGAGGGAACCTTTACTAAATTTACCCTAGCAGCTTCTGCCTCAATCTTAGAGTATAAAGAGGGAGAGATAAGCCGACCAGCTTCTTCTGGAGGGAATTGGTGGTTCTCACAGACTTGAACACAGGCGTCAATGTAGCTACTCTCTAAGCCTTTTGCCATCCTGTTTTCTACTTCCTCTGAAAACCTTTTCTTAGTTAAGATTTTAGGTTCTATCATACAACGCCTCGTCGGACAAGCTCTTTTCGAACCTTATTCTTCATCTTAGGCTTTGCTGAATTAGACTCTAATACGTCTTGCAGGGCTTTAACAGATACCCCGGACATGTAGGTATGAGATCCTACTTTAACACCCCCAACCCTCTTATATGTAGACGGTTTAAACTTCGTTGGCATAGCTATACTCCTCAGTCATTAGTTCCATTTATAAAATCTATGATCGCCTATATCATCAATGTAAGCGAGTGATGATGCCCAATCAGGTTTTACATAGCGTGCATGATAGTGTGTTGCACCTTTTGTAATGTCCTGATTAGTATACCAGAGAACAATAGCTTTCTCTGTTATATACTGTACATACTTATATGCCTTTCTATCTTTAGGTCTATCGGACTTACCGTCGCAATACCAAGAGAACTGGCATTGGTTAAGCAGTATCCTACCCAGTCTATCATACTTAGTTTGCTTAATAACCTCGCATATTGTAGAAGGATAACGACTATCTTGGGTTCTATTTAAAGTAACCATGGCAACTGCCATAATAGCATCTTCGTTCTGATTCCTAGCTTCATAATAGCTATTTAAAACTAAGCATTCAAAGTCTTTCTCTACGAATATATCAGTAGCATAGACAGTTTCATAAGGTGTGTGTTTTTCTACTACCTCAGGAATTACAATTGGCTCAGCTTTTACAGGGGTTGAATAATCCCATCGAGCTACAACTGCTAAGAGTCCGATACACGTAACAAGACACAGTCCTTGTTGATTCGCCCGTTGGGTTCGCTTGTCTTTGTAGTTAATTTTTGCCATTCGTTATCAATTTGCCTCGGTGTTTTAGACTGTACAATTGATAGGAACTCGTCTGGTTTACGTAATCTAACCTTACGTGATCCTCCCGCGAAGTTTTGCAATGAAGTCCCTTTCACTTCAAAGCCATTAACCGATTCACTTATGAATTCAGTTAACTCTCTGGTTTTAACATTAAATACATATAACCTCATAGAGCCAACAATCTGTATAGGGAATATTGAAACAATTTTAAATTCATTATTCTCTTTGCAGTAGTTTAATTTACTTACTTGCTTATCAGCAGCTCTAGGTTTCTTAATACGAGTCTTACGAACTGCCTTAGCTGCACTCTTAATCTTATCAAGATCAGATAGCATAGCTTCGCAGGTCTTAATCCGTTGCTTAAGATTAGGCTTAGAGACATGTGAATACGCCTCGCTAAGCTGCTCACACGTTCCGCTATAAGCTTCTGTGTACTCATCCAACCATACACTAAGGACCTTACGAACGTGATCAGCAGCAGAGCCAGATAGGCCGTGTACCTTAAACTGGGTATAGAGATCGATAGTAGCTTTATTGTCACCATCTATCCACTTATCTTCAAGATCAAGAATATCCTGCATAACTGTATCGTTAATCTTATTGATTAGTCTTTGCTGAGGACTGAGTGTTACTACGTTTGTTCCAGCATTATCTTTGTTCTCAGCTTTTTCCTTAACAATAGATTGACCGATTTCAATAATGCTGGTATAGTAATCCTTAACAATATTAAACCAATTAGCATATGGTTCAGGATAAGGCATATTCTTCTTAGCCCAAAATATACACGATGCAAAGTGTGGATACATCGTAAAGTGATATTCGGGATTAGCTAGAATAGCCTTTGCTTCTTCTTTAGAAAAGGTTTCTTTGATCCAGGGCTTAACAACAGAAGATATTTCTTTTACTTCTATTTCATAGTGGAAGTACCACTTAAGCTTATAGAAATCAACAATGGTCTCAGCAGCATGGATTCCAGTCTTAGGTCTTACCCTGACTGTCTTCTTTAATTGCTTTCTACCTATTGCCATAATAACCTCCTTTTGTTAATAATAAAATCATTATATCACACTTTTCTAAAAAAGTAAACATATTTATGGAAGTAGAAAATCAAACGTCTGAACTGAATCAACCTTAAAAGAACGCCAACCGGATTTGTTTACATCAAAGACCCGAATAACTTCTTCCGGCCAAGCTGTAGATGAATCCTTAGGCTTCATTGTATCTGGAATAGCATTCTCATTTAAAGTGCATGCCATTTCGCGAGATTCCCCGTTTACCTTAGTAAACTTAACTACGCACACCTGATCACGTAGCATTTCAATCATTTTATTGCGGTTCATTAACTTCTCCTCATTGTTGCATAATCTTGCGGATTATCTCCCCTTCCGACAGGGACGAGATTTGATTTGTGCATTGTTGCGATTCCTGTGACGTAGTCACCGGAGTACTCTGTTCTTCTTGGCTTTGCTGTTGCTGCCGCCGAATGTTCGAGTTTGCTGCTGACTGCACTTTCATACTTCTGTTCCTCCTTGCGATAAATCGGTTTCGGGACATAGGGTATAAACTCCTTCTTATTTGAATTAACCGTAAACAACTTCTTACGTTCCTTCTCAATCTTTTCTTGGCGGTGAGCTTCCATTCTTGCTTCTTTTAAGCGACGAGGTGTAGACATTATAGTCCCAAGGACCCACGCAGATGAAATCTGCCTTTGGGCTTAGTAGGTATCTCAACGCTAGCATCTAAAGTAATAGCCTCTCTCAATTCAAAATCTAGGAGATCAGAAGCTTCTGGAAACCTAGATTCAAATTCATCCATGGTCATAACCTCAATAGGAAACTCTTTCCAGTTAACGGTATTCTCGATATTAGGTCCAGCAACATAAGCCATAGCGTCCTGGCTACGGGATAATCCTTTAACGATATACGTTGATCCACCCTTAAACTTCCAGTAGGCATTGCCCGAAGAGAATTCCCCGTCGGTGGTATGCGATCCGTAGTTTTCAAGGATCTGTGTTGTTACAACAAATGTTTCCATATTAATTCCACTCATTATCAAATCTAGTAGTTTCGCGATATATCTCACCAACAACAGAATCTGCGATTTGGCGAGCAACCTTTGGTTCAAGATGGTTATAGTTTTCGTCAAGCTCCTGTATCTCTTTCTCTGCCTGACGCTCTTGCTTAGCTCGAATGCGATCGATCTTCTTTTGGCAATCTTTAATAAACCTAGCGTTAGCCTTTTGCATAGTAGACTTAAATTCTGGATTGCCCTGAATCTTATGAACCGCATTCTTAATCATTTCGATCCTATTCATTATCGCCCCTCCCTCCGGCAAATGGCTCGAGGGTCTGGATCTATTTCCATTTGAAGAGAGTGTGCGTAATCTATCATATTGCACAGTGCTTTATGGGTTGTGAAATCACCCGCACCTTCTTCGACAAGATTTAAGAACTGCTTATAAGCAACGTTTATATCTGTAACCATTTTCTTATCAATATTCATAATTAAACCCCTAATCCAAAAATAATTCCCATAACCAAACCAACCGAACCTGCAATAGCTATTTCAGTAAGTACGTATTTAACCTTTTCCATAATCTTTGTCCTTTTCCTAATTTACGTGAGTATTATACACTAGAACAGGGGGTCTTGTAAACAATTAATTCGTCACAGTTCGTAACTTGTTAGCAAATCATCTTTCATAGAGTTGTACTCATCCTTGAGCTCCTTTAGCTTGTTCTCGTCCTTAGCCTTATTTGGATAGTCGTTGGCATGCTTTAAACAAAAATCGTGGAACGACATATTAATTAGGTCGTCATTAAACTCTTGGATGTACTGGCCCATCTTTGACATAGGTTTGGTCCTTTATTTAATTTATGTGAGTATTATACCCTAAAAAATACCTTTTGTGAACCCCCAAATCGTCATAGTTCGTAACGTAAATTATTATAAATAGATAGGCAATAACTATCCCCCTAAAGAGAATTAACTATGAAACGTTTATATCTCTTTGCTATGCTTTTGATGACTCCTATATTGTCTAACCCTGTATTGGCACAAGCAACTGGCACTTGTACTGCTGGAACCCAATACTGCGAAGGATCCACTGCGGAAACTGATATCACGTCGACTTCAACATCGACCTCGACTGCAACTACCACAAATACTAACAACAATACAAATACCAACACTAGTACTGCTACCAATAATAATACAAACACAAATACTAACAACAATACAAATACCAGTACTAGCACAAGTAGCAACACTAATGTTAATACTAACAATAACGTGATGAGTGGTGGCACTAGTAATACTAATGTGAATACTAATATCAATACCTCAAATAATACAAGCAACAATACAAGTAACAATACAAACAGTAATACCAATGTGAATACCAACACAAACACCAATACAAATAGCAACACCAATGTTAATACTTCTACCAGTAACAATTCTAGTACTAGTAATAACACCAATGTGTCATCATCAACTAGTGACAATACAAACGTCAACGTTTCTACATCTTCGTCATCTAATAATAACAACAGCGTTAGTGAGGTAACAACTGATAACACAAACAATAATGTAAACCAGAACATTAATCAATCACAATCAACTCAAACCGTGACTCAGAAAATAGAGTCACCTCCGCCATCTGCTATTGCTCCTTCTATAGGTGCTTCATTCTCACAAGACTTGTGTACTACAGGTGTAGCAGGTGCTGTTCAAACTCAAATATTTGGTTTGTCGGCAGGCAAGTCGGTTACAGATACAAACTGTGAACGAATTAAACTTGCTAAGACAATATACGATATGGGTATGAGAGTTGCTGCTGTATCTTTAATGTGTCAAGATGAGCGTGTATGGACTGCTATGAAGATGGCAGGAACTCCATGTCCTTACCAAGGTTTGATTGGCGAAGAGGCGGGCGTTGCATGGGAAGAGAATCTTATAGATGTGCCTGGTGTAACCAAACGTAGTGTTAGGAAAATGACCTCCTCACCTAACATGCCTAATTAATGAAAAAGTTATTTATAGCCTTAATGCTATTGAGCGGAATTGCTTATGGGCAATATCCGTCTGTGCTTGTAGACTTAAGAAATGATAACTCAGCAGTAAAGCTTGATATCGATGACCTCCAACAAGCTCAAGTTGATCTAGGGTTTGACTTTCCTTTCTATGATAACACATACGACAAAGCATGGGTCACTTACAACGGTGTAGTGAACTTCCAAGATAATGGTGTTAAGGGACATACTTTTTGTTGTAGTGGATACGACTTAGAAGCTGAAATGTACAATACCGAGCAATGGAGAAACGGTAGCAAAGCGGATGCATTGAGTTATTCTATTTTCGGTCTTTGGACAGACTTAGCAGTAGAATATAATCCTAACCCTTGGTATAAAACAACAAGCAATACTGCCACGTTTGGCTGGTACGATATACCAGAATATTATAATGTTAATAGATTAAATAGCTTTGAAGTAAAGATTTTTGACACAGGTGATATTAAATTTAGATACGATAAAATAAAGATAAAGTCGCACAACACTACGGTAGGTACAGCAGGTGATTTGAGTATTGGTCAATATAATGTTCTTGAATATAAAAAGAATAAATGGGTTTCTAATATTCCATTTACAATGCAGTTTAATACAGTAACAGGTGCGTATGAGAATGCGAGCGGTGTTGATTCAGTATTAGATACTGTAAACTCCACTCTATCTAATTACGTAGCTGTAGATGAATGTGACGACAATCCACAGTCGTGTGGCATTTTTGATCCTGTAGGATCCTTTGATGGTACTGAAGTCTTTGGTGATAATGTATTTGATTTTGTTGATGATCCTTCACTTAATTTCGGCCCGGATCCTTTTGATACATATCAAGATACATTGACAGCTGGTCAAACTCAAGAGGAGTTTTTTGGTGGTTCTTCTCTGGATGACTTTAACGGAATGGTAGCTGATACATTTGATGGATCAACACCTGATCTTTTTAATGGTGGTTCTTCTCTGGATGACTTTGGTGGTGGACCAGAACTAGACATGATGGAGCAAGAGTTCGATGAGGTAGTTGTACCAGAGATAGAGGAAACATATGAAGAATTTACACCTGAAATAGAAAAGCAAATTGTAGATGTAAAAAAAGAAGAAAATTACACGCAACCCGAAGTTATGAGTAATTCTGATGACAATTTACTCATAAGAGAAGACATGATTGAAGTCGCTGTAGTCAAAGCAGCACCTGTTAATAGTCGATCTGGTCCAGTAGCAACAAGGCAAAACGCAGCTAGAAGAGTAGACGCTGTGGCCATTGCTATGAACCAGATACAATCTAGTGCAAACTTAGTTCAGTCATCGATAACATCAAGCAACAAGTTCGCTTTAAACAGCATAACACAGGCACAGCAACAATCCCAAATTCAAAGCTTTAGTGAAATAACCGAAGAAAGCATTGTTGAAGACTTAATAGAACAAAACTCAGGTAGTATGGGCATGGGAGATAGCGGTCAAACTTTTAACGGCGGGAAACAATCTTTCGGCGAAGAGACTAACCTTGATTTTAGCTTTGGAGGGCCTTCTATAATATTTTCAGCACTATCAATTGAGGCAACTAATCAACAGTCTGATACCCAAGATTTCACAGACACTTTATCGTCATCTGGTGTAACAACTTCAGACCAGAACTTTGGTAGTCAAACTAATCAAGCCTTCTCTAGTGGTGGATCGATAAGCGATGCTCTAACTTCAACAGCACCACCTGATTTCTCACGTTTTAATGTTGCGCCACCAAGTCAAGAAGAACAGGAGACTACAGACAAAGCAAACGCACAAGCTGAAAATATGTCTGACGAACAACTAGAACAAAACTTGGACGAGTTTGCTAGTAACATGCAAGACTCTGGCGGATTCACAGATCAAAGCTTGACTGTATTCTTAATGGGTCGTAACAGTGCGTTTTCACAATACAGCGGACAACTACAAGATGTTAGCTTTTACACTGACAGAGGTATGCCGACGAGCAGTGTACAGAATGATAGAAACTCTATGCTGCGAATGATTGGCACAGATAAGAAATACAAAGAATTAATATCCTTACAATACGGGAGATAATTATGACAGAGTGTCCAGAAGAATTTGAAATATGTTTTACAAATAACGAATGGATAGAGTTCCATAACTACGTTGAATTTGACGATGCAGAAGCCTTTATACCTAAACATCCTATAGGCGATGCTGAAGCAGTAGCAAACTTTACATGGGAAATATTATTCTTATCCCCGTGGGAGCTAATATACATAGCGATGCCTATGAGCGTATTGGCTTGTTACGGTCTTACAATTTACTACACATTTAAATGGATTCAAAGGAAATTTTCAAATGGCTGAAGTAGAAATAGGACAAATGAAAGTATCAGGCGGAAAGGCACTAATTCTTATCCCATTACTAGGCACTATACTTGGTGGCATGTGGGGAGGCTTTGAACTGTATCAGAGATTGCTCGATGCAGAACAAGCGGTAACAGAATATGTTGCTCCTGATATGTCTGGTATTAATCAGCAGTTAGCAGTACAGGCAGAGACAGTCGGTTCGCTGCAAGAAGATATATCTCAGCAGTTTAATACTGTAACAACCTTATTTGAAAGTATAGCAGAAGACATAGACCGTGTTCGTGAAGACGTAGACGAGATGGATACATTCGTAAGAACAATTGACGAGTCTACAAATGAGACACAAAGAGACTTACGCAACGATGTTTATGGTATGGAGACAGAGTTAAATGATCGTCTGAGAGATCTAGATGAAGAGTTGCGAGAAATGCGTGATGAACTAGAAGATAAAATCGAGCGTATACTCGATAACCCCCTGAACGACTCAGAGTAATTATATAAATAAAGATATAGTTCTTACCTTATAAGGGAGTAGCAAATGAAACGCCTATATCTCTTTGTTATGCTATCAGTTCAAATGGATCGTTTATGATAGAAATCGCAGCAGCAGTCTCTATAGCAAACGGTGCCTATAAAACCATTAGAAAGGCAATGGATGCCGGAAAAGAAGCGCAAGACATGGCGCAGATGTTTGGCAAGTTTTTTGATGCCAAAGATAATATTATTAAAGCCAACCATCTGAGTCAAAATGCGCCAATTGCATCTAAACTTCTTTCTGGTACTAGTGTCGAAGCACAAGCACTTGAAGCAACAGCCGCAAAACATAAAATCATGCAACTTGAAAAAGAATTGCGAGAATATTTGATATGGTCAGGACAGGGTGCATTTTATGAAGATATGATGGCGGAGCGTAGAAGAATTATGAATGCACGAGCAGCGAAAGCAAAGGCGGAAGCAGAAAATAAAAAGTTCTGGTCCGATGTAATTACTATAGGGGCAGTTTGTATAATAGGAACTATGATAATCGCGGTTATGATCGGCTTACTAGTGTCTAACACCCCTTAGGGAAAAACATAAGAAAATCACCCGTTAATTATTAATACGGGTAGATTCAAGGCAAATCTACCCGTATTAATCTTATTATGGTTTCTTAGCAAATGCCTGAGCCCCAAAAAAGGCAGCAACAATACCAGCAACAGCAACAAAATATGTAGGTGCCATATCACCGAGAGTTGCCTGAGCTTGGTCTAATCCTGCAATGGATGCGACTACAACTGCAAAAGGATAAAGAAGCATACCACCTAAAGCAAACCATGCCATCTTCCTTTGTGCATCCCGCATTGCATCTTGGTCTTCAAGCTCTTTACGCCTAAATTCCATGTACATATCTTGTTCTTTAGGGCTTACTTTACCATCACCATTTGTATCGGCAGGATGATGACCAGATTTTTTTATTTCTGCTTCTGACATTTATTTTTCCTAGTTTGACAAGTTATAGATTATCTAACACTAAAATACATAGTGATTTCAAATCCAAGTCTTATATTTTCATAAGCTGGTTTAGTCCACATATTAGTCCCCTTATAGGTTTTTCCAAGTAAATGCTCCAAAGAACATTTCATCTTCGCTCATCTGACCCCACGGTACGTCTCTGCTAGGATCGGGATTCATTTTATTCTCTGCTGAGTTGTCAAATGCTCCCTCTACAAACAGTCTTGTACCTACAGGTAAGAACTTAGGCTCTCTCCACGTGTATGATAGTTGCCAAGCATATTCATATCTTGGTACATCAATTAGTTCTTCTACAGTGCCGTCTGGATAGAATGCAGTTGCTTTCATACTCTTGCCACGGAAGTGCATGTGTGGTAAGAATGTGTGCAGCATTACATCTTGCTTTAGAACTACTTCTGCTGTTTGTACAAAGTTAGGATCAAATGCAGGGATAGTTGTCCAGTTGTTAGGGAAGATACAAGCACAGTCGCCTGCCATTCTCTCTTCTGGTACTACACCTTCATCGTGAAAGTACAAACCAATTCTTGCTTCGTCAGTTCTTGCTCTGCCGTCTGGTGTGTAGTGTAACTGTAAGTTTACTGTTGAACCTGCTCTTAACAAACCACCAGTGTTCTCGTCATAAAATTCTGGATCGCCTCCTGGTACATATGCACTCACACTAGCGTAGTTCATTTCTTCTTGTCCGCCACCTTGTGTGCCTAAGATGTTGCCATTACGCTCTCCCGGTACACTTACTGAGTTTAGCATGTGATGCATTACTGTAGGCTCTGAAGGCAAAAACTCTGAACCACGAAGCCATTTGTCTTCAGTTAGTCCTAAGTCTACACCAACATAACGATATGGAATCGCAGAAGGACCAGCAGGAATTTCTTGTGCTGGTACATAGACAATCATATCAGGCTCACCGTGTACCCACTCTGATGTTGAGTATACAGTTTCTGTTAGCGGATCTCTGTCACCTTCGACAGGAGCGCCTGCATCAATCCACTGTACAATAGTCTCCATTTCTGTATGACTGAGTGTGCGATGATTGATAATATCCTTTGCATATTTGCGATCAATCTGCCCGGGTGGCATTTCTAATGTTGTAACTGCTTCACGGATTGCAGGGGCGAATGCTTGCAACATTCTAAAGTCACTCATTGCCCACGGTGCAATACCACCTTCACGGTGGCAGCTTTGACATTGTTCTACAAAGATAGGGGCTACGTTCTCTGCGTAGTCGATCTTTACATCGTCATGCGCTTCTGCTCTAAGTCCAAGCATTAGCAATAGAACACCTAATGTTCCTGCCGCAGCGTTTATTTTATTCATTTAAATCTTCTCCCATAATTGATAGTGTTACTAAATCATTTTGTAAAAGTTGGATCTCTTCAGTTAGTTCTTGGTATTCTTCCCAATCCCTATCTATATCTAACCTATTGCGATTATCTATTAGCAAGCTCAACTCTTTCATTTCTTTCATCTTTTAGCCTATTATATCCTTCGTCATCTAGATGCGTAATAGCAAGCCACGCGTGCGTCATCTCATCGCCTGTTCTTGAGCCACCCATTACCCACATATCTGGATCTGGGTTATTTGGATTGTCTGATGTGTTATCGTACCATTGCTTCAGAACAATCACTGCGCCTGCTGGTAAGAGTGGTGCTACATCTGGGTCATATAAATGACTGTGATGCCATGTTGCACTCCAATTACTTACTTGGCTAATCTGTTCTGTGCGTCCTGTCTCTGGATAGAATATTTCCAAACTTGCTGCGTTCATACGCAAGTGTCCATGTGGTTGAAAACTATCTAGTCTAACTGGATGATCAA